CCAGCCGTGTAGGCCTGGTCCACGGCGCGGACCATCTGACCATCAACTTCCTTGTCCTTAAAGTTCTTGATGGACGAGTACAGCTTGTGCGCCTTCGCAGGTGCGCGCGGCGTCATGCGCTCCTGACCAGGAACCGGCGTCGCCAGATTCGCAGCGATTTTCTCCGCATCTTCGACGCGAGCCAGTTGCTTCTTGAGATCCTCGATCTTTTCCTTCAGTGCGTCATAGACGTCCTGTTTGAAACCTTCGGCTTCTGACTTCCCAGCCATTGCCTCGAGTTCGTCGACCGCCTTGCCCAGCGCCTGGCGGAGTTCATGCTTCTTGGCCATCTAGGCCTCCTCTTGAAAATGCGCGCACGGAATGCGCACGCATTCGCGCTGGCTAGGCGCGCTTGGTTGCCAGGGAGAGCTGTCGGTCTCGCCACACCCCGCCAATCGGGGATCTCGGTGTTTATTGCTTGAGGGACTCTCTGAGCGCGCGCGCTTCGCGTTGGCGCCGCTTGACAGGATCCAAATCGTCGTTCGGATTGTTTGGATCGGTCATGTCGTCGTCGGGATCGAGGTCAGGCTCGGTGTCGTCCGGCGGATCGATCACGTCCTTGATGCACTTGGTCGCCGCATCGTGATAGCCCATTGCCTCTTCGAGCTTCGCCTTGTTCTTCGCGGAGATCGTGCGGCCAGACTTACGTTTGCGCGGCGGTGCTGACTTGTCCTCGGGTGCATGCGTCATGCACTCGGCGGGATCTTTCATCCCGCATTCCATGTCCTTGTCGCGACCGCAATCGCCCATCGGAACGACGGCGCCACCTCCGGCATTCGTGCCTTCGCCGGCGCTCTTTTTCATTTTCTCTTCGTAGTGATCGATGACCGCGCGCGCTTCCGTCTTTGCGCCGTCGGAGATCTCCGTGTTCGGTAGACGCGCCGCAGCAGCGCGGATGCCGGCCGCGACGGCCTTCATCACGCCGCCGTCGACCTTTGCGAACGGAAGCTTGTACGAGCCTTTCAGTTTTGGCGCGCTTGCATCGTACGCGAGGAAGCCCTTGCGCGCCTTCTCAGGGTCGAAGTCGTCGCCGCCGGCGTGCTCGAAGATCGAGGCCTTTGCAGCGGCTCCGTCCCACGAACTCTCTTCGTCGATCGACAGATCGCGGGACGCGCCGCACTTCCAGTCTTCGGTCTTGGTCTGACCGTAGCTTTTAAGATCGGCGCCCTCGGGAAGGATGAGAGCATCGTTACAATCTTTTGCGAGCCACGCGTCGACGTCAGCCTTGATGCGCTTGGCCTGTGCAGGAGTGATCAGGTTGGAGATTTGTACATAGAGCTTTGGCCGCGCGCCAGCAGACTTGCGCAGCGCCTCGAGCTCCGTCTTTGGCACCATGATGGAGCCGCCTTCGTCGAGGACTCTTTCGGCCCAGCCGATCAGAGGCTCCGTGTCGATGCCGGCCGAGCGGGCTTCGCTCAATGCGTTTGGATTGCACGGAACGCAGCACACCGAGATCTCGAGCAGCATTTGACGCTTGAAGTCGATGCCGTAAGGACGATCTTTGTCGTTGACAAAGTTCCACTCGAGCGGCTTGAACCCGACCGAAACGGCTTTTAGAAATTTCGCCTTGACCAGACGGTAGATCGTGTCCGCGAAATCGTAGACGTCGGCGCTCGCGAATTCGATGTCGCCCATCAGCTTGTTGCCGACTACGCCGACGTTTGAAGCCCGGCCGATCGGCGGGCTCCACGAGTCATGAGAAAAGAGCGCGACGGGATTGCGCTTGAAGTCGTCGGTTTGCCAGCCCTTGGGATCGATCACATCGCCAGCCAGGTCGACCGTGTCGTCGGAGAAAACGAAGCGTTGCGTGCGTGCGGCTTCGTCGCCGACGGTGATCGATTCCTCAGACGCCAGCCTGAAGACCATGGCATCCGGGCGCGCGCCATCTTTTGCAGCTGCCCGAAATTCGTCGGCCGTCAGAAGCTTCTTAGGCATAGACGGTTCTCCTTACGGCGCGACAAGGGCCGCGAGCATGCCCGGATTGGTGTTGTCCCCGACGTCATGAATCACCGCGGTGAAGCGCTCGGTGCCGAGAATTCCGATCTGGTCGATGTCCATGTAGCGATCAGGCGAACGCGCCAGCGTGACGCCGCGGCGTTCGCCGAGCACGGCGCCGGCGTACATGTCGCCGAAGACCATCATTGCTTTGCCAGTCAGCGTTGTGCTGATGAGTGGCAGCTTCTGACAGAGAATGACTGGGAAGCCGAGATAGAATGGCGTTGCGACACCGTCGACGTTCTCGGTGCGCAGATACGCGCCGCCATCGGCGCCAGCGAGACGGCAAAATGTTTGCGCGAATGCTGTCTGACTGATGAACCAGGCGGCGTTCGGAATTGCAGCTGCCTTGACGGCAGAGATCAGGTTCGCAATGTCGGTCGCATCGATTGTGAGAAACGTGTTGTGGCCAGTGGCCGCAACGACCTTTGCGATGTTGTGATTGCCGTCGAGCACGATCTGCGTGATGCCGAACGAGTGGCCGAAGCTTTGCGTGCCATCGCCATTGAACGCGCAATCGTCTTCCTTCAGAGCGAACGCGTAGGCGATTTCGTTCGCGACGAAGTCGACAGCGTCGTGCGTCGAGTCCTCCTCGAGCTCGGAGGAGACAAGGATCAGGGATCCGATCTTCTTGGCAGTGAGCCCGATGCGATCGACGGTTACGCTGCTCGAGGTCGCGCCCGAGTTCTCGCCGAAGAAAAACGCACCAGTGCCACCAGGGCGCCGCGGCGTCGATGTTTCGTCTGACGCCATCGGATAGATCCGCGCGCGACGGCGGAACGCACCGTAGTATTCGCGGATGTCGATGATCGCGTTCGCAAGTTCGACGGGAACCAAAAATCCGCCAGCAGAGTTGATGCCCTCGCCGGCGGCTTTCTGAATGCGAACGCCGTGTGCAATGCACCAGTCGCGAGACCTGACATTGCCAAAAATGGCGGCGCGCAGCCAATGGCTCGCACGCTCGTATTTCTCGTCAATCTCGCGACCGGAACCCGGGAACGCACGACGCTTCATGTGGTGGGCTCCGTAAGTGGAACTACGATTCCGCGCTCGAATCCGGCGGCGGTTCATCGCCAGCTGCGGGCGCGGCTGCCGGATCTCCGCTTCCGCCCGGTGCCGGATGACCGGTCACGTCGCTGCCAGGCCCAGTCTCTGAACCTTTCGGCTCGTATCCGATCGGCGCAACGTTGGTCGGCTGATAGAGCGTGTCGCCGTCCGGATGATCAGGCAGGCCTTCAGCACGCCGTGCTTCATTGGGCGTCAGGAACATTCCGACGATGCCCGTGCGATATGCCGTGTAACGAACCTGCAGCGACGCTCGCAGGAACTTCGACACGTCGAACTCGACGAACACGCCTTCGTCATCGAGACCGAACGATTGCGCGATCTTTGATTCCCACCGCTCGAGATAGCTCGAGACCGTGTTGTTGACGTAGTCCTGGTCGATCTGCTCGAGGCTCGAGCCCGCCATGCGCTCCATGACGCCGATCTTGTGGAGCGGCATGCGAAAGAGGCGCGCGATCTCGGCGACCTGCAGATTGCGCGACGCGATGAACTCCGCGTCCTGCGCCGTCATGCCGAGAGGCTTCCACGTGAGGCCTTGCTCGAGAATAGCGACGTCGCCCGCGTTCTGAATGCCCGACTTTCTGAGCTTCCAATCGTTAGCGAGACGCTGCGCGGTATCCTTGGTCAGCTTCTGCTCAGTGGTGAGCGTGCCGCCAAGATTGGTGTTGTTCGCCGAGAGCTTGCCGGCGAGTGCCTGTTGGGACAGCGCGAGCGCGATCGACTCGCGAGCTAGCCCAATGCGCGATGCGCCCCAGAGCGAGTTGTCGACGGTCAGCCAGCGGACATGAAACATGTCGTCGGACGAAATTCTGTTCGGCAACGACTCGAGCATCGCCATGTCGTGCGGGCCGCGGCGAGCGACTTCGTAGAAAATACTACCGTCGCGCGCTTCGTAGATCCACACGCGATCCGGATTGACCGGGATGAGTGCGATTGGCTTGCCGCGCGCGTCGCGAATGATCGGAGCGTATGCGTTTCCGCGCAGTAAAAGCGCGCCCTGCATCTGCTCGACGAATTCGAATCGGCTCTGATAATTGTTCGGCCGCTGAAGCAGCTTTTCGATCGGATGATTGGTGACGATCTTGCGACCGCCATCGCGTGCCTTTTTGTAAACGTGAATGGGGAGCTTAGCGACGTCCTCGGAGAGGATCGCCACACACGCCATGACGGTCGCAACCTGAAGCGCCGTGATCTGTGTGACGGAGATCCCGCCGATGCTGTTCGATTGCGGACCGAACTCGGCCCACCAATCGTCTGGAGTGCCCGAGCTCTTGCCCAAGATCGCGTCGACGACCCTTGTCCAAAGGCTCATGCGGGAATCCTCTGACTAAACGAAGATCAGCCCGCGCTCGAGATAGACGGAAGCCTCGTCTGGATTTTGTCCCATTGCGACGACCGCGTCGAAGAGGGCCATCAACGGATCAATCTTCGACGATCCTGACGCCTGCTTTGTAATCGTGATTGCGTTTCCTCGAGGCTCGACGCGGGCGTTGCCGACTGTCCACGCCATGAGGCGAGATGCGCCGTGCACGAGATCTCCGCCGGCGAGACGACGCTCCGTCGTCTTGATGGCGCCGTTTAGTTTCCAGCCCTGCGGCACGCCGCCAATTCGCTCGGCCGCGATTCCTCGTCCAGCGAGCTGCTCGACAATTTCACCGATGCCAGCCTGGTCGACGCCCACTGCAATCTTCGAGGACAATAGACCGGACTCTTCGATGCGATCGATGATGTCGCAGACTTCCTCGACGTCCTGGCCGACGCGATCGACGATCGTCAGATCGCCATCGGCTTCGAAATCTCTGAGTTGCGAAACGATGTCGCTGCGCCGCGCGAGCACGCTCTTGTGCGCCCAGGCGTGCCCGTAATGCAGCCATTTGCGCGTCTGACGCTCGCGGCCGATAACGGCAAGCCCGAGAAGGTCATCGAGGCCGCCGCCGTCGATGCCGGCGACGACAAGCTCACACCGCTCGAGAATGGCATCGAGCGTAATGCTCTTGTCGCCGGCCGATTCCCAGTGGTCCACACCGGTCCACCGGTCCGATCGAAGCGCAAGGCCGATCTCTATGTTGAGATGCTGGCTTGCCCAGCGCCGGATCTCCGTTTCGCCGGACTGCCGAGCTTCGCGAAATTCATTTTCAAGAACGCTGAGCGTCACCGAACGGTCAAGGTTCGGTGTCACCATCGGCCACAGCTGCGGGTCATACCAACGAGGATCGACGCCAGGCGGCATCGGCTTCACGTACTCGGCTGGAAACTCGTACAGCACGCTGAGCGTGTCGCCCTCGGTCAGGCCGTCGCGAATATCGCGCGCCTTCTTGAGCTCCGTCGCCATGATGCCGACCGGCGGCTCATCCGACTGCGTCGTGATGATCGCGAAGAACGCTTCCGGATTTGAAATGCGGCCGCCGCGGAGCTGGCCGATGATGCGCGCTGCGTTCTTGTCCTTGGCGATAACGTGCAGCTCGTCGACCAGGACGCCGACCGGTTTCACGCCGGTAGCAACGTCCATGTCGAAAGTCTTGATCTTGAGGCTGGCGCCGGTATTGCGGTGCTCGATCGTCTTCAGATGATCACGAGCGTGAAGGATCTTCTTGAGATAGCCCTCTTGCCCATTTTGATCGCGCTGCCAGGTATCGTCAGCCTCGATCATTCCGACGGCCGCGTCGTACGCGAGCTCAGAAATGTCGTGCGTCGGACCTGTCAACAGGAACTCGCCGTTCGGCCGCCGGTTCATCAGCAGCGCCGTCATCATCATGCCGGCGCCGTAGGTCGTTTTGCTGCTCTTCTTCGGCGCAAGAAGGAACAAACCGCGGATCAGCCGCGCACCGGTCTC